TACACCTAAGCCTTCGTCGGCAGCGTCAGATGTGTATAAGAGACAGGGCACATACAGGACATCCAGATCCAGCGGGCTGCCCCGGTACTGCTGCATGACGCACTGCCCGGAGAGGTCGGGATAATTCACGCCGTCGTTCGCGCCCCACGCGGCGATCCAGCGGTCGTACCCCGTCTCGCCGATGTGCGTATCAAACCAGCTCAAGCTGGCGTACACGCCGGTCCTGTTCCCGGCCTCTTCCATAGCCGCGCAGAACGTCTTGCACATCGCGGTGATCGTCTCGTTAGACGGGAAGCCGTTCGTCTGCTTGTACCCGTCCGCGTCCTCCATATCGAACCACACGCCGAGCCGCGGCTTCCGGCCATTGAGGAAGTGCAGGCACCGCTCCGCCTCCAATTTGGCCGTCTGCACATTCAGTGCATAGCTGTACCAGTAGATGCCCCACGGGATACCGAGCGCGTCGCATTTGGCGATGTTGCGCTCTGCCCATTTGTCGGCATTCCGGATGCCGTAGCCGCCGCGGATGATGACAAAGCCATCCTTGTACGGCGTGAAATCGAAATCGCCCTGATGCTCGGAAACGTCTATACCGTTCATTTCCATGTCCCTCCTTATGGATTGGCCTTGACAAGGGCTTCTTTTGCCGTTCCGTTGACATTCAGCAGAACGCGCGTCACTTGCTTTGCCGCGCCGTTCACGTTCAAATACAGCACATCGCCGAGCAGCGCCGGAGCAGTCAGCTTGACCGTGCCGTTGCTTTGGCTGGAAGCGGTGTCTGCTGCCCCGTAAACAACGGTGATTTCCGTCCCCGCATCAGCTTCTCCAACGAAATACCAATACGTTGGCGTTTTGGGGAGATTGCCGGGCGTTTCAGCTGTCCCCCGAACACTTCCAATGTCGCAGCGGAGATATAAGCTGCCGTACTCCGGATGATTGCCGTAAGAACCGCCGCTTGGGGACACCAAAACACGGACGGCAAACTGTTTCTCTTCCAGCCTTGCAATAGAGTATTCGCCGCTCAGTACAAACCAGTTCTGCACAAAAAAGTTTGTCTTTGTGATCGTCTGCTCCCAAGCGCTGCCGCTTGGAAGCTCTGGCGCTGTTTTGCTCCATGCCATCCCACTCACCTCACACAGAATACCGTAGGTATATGTCGCCCGGCTGCCACCCGGCAGGCGGCGTTTCGCTCGTCCCGGTGTAGATCATTCGCTCGGCGTATGTTCCGGAGATGATCCAGATGCTGTCGCTGATTTTCTTGAGGTCGATATACTTCTTCGCGGGGACGGCGATGGAGCCGGTCGCGCTCTCCGTCTGCCCTTTGGCGACGTTGATCGGCGTGCCGATGCCCTCCCACTCAAAGGTGAACGGGTCGTTTGCGAAAAGCCGCGTCTGCCAGTTCGGCGGCAGCAGTGCCGAGACCTCCGCGGTCAGCTTGATCGTCATGGCCGTTCCCCACACCCAGACGAGGGCGTTTCCCCACGCGAGATCGGGCGTTGAGCCGGGCGTGCTGACCGCGAACTCGGTGCCGAAGCGCGCCTCGTTCGTTAGCTGGGCGATGCCAACCGCTTTATCAGCAAGATTCGCTGTGCCCACCGCGCCATTGGCGTTGGACAGCACTCCAAGATTCGCCCGCGCCGTTGATGCGTCTGCGGCTCCCGTGCCGCCGGAATCGACGGGCAGCGCCGTGGTCTTAAAGGCCGCGCGGATTTTTGACACGATGTTAGACCACGGGGTTTTCCGATTCAGCGATACGGAAATATCATAGAATGGGAAATAGTCTCCGTCCGCAAGCGTAGCTTCTGCGGCAAGATCTTTTGTCGCCGCCTGTTTCGCTTCGATCGCATCCGGAATTGTAGTTTCATCATCTGCGCTCACGGGGATATCGTCGCCGGTTAACGTCACATTGCCGGAGGCGTCCGGCGATTTCGTGTTCACTGACACGACAGAGCCGGAGCCGTTCATTCCGTTATAAACGGAGAATGTGGTAAACTCCCCATTGTCGAACGTGATTTTGTATGTATCCGTCGTACCGGCGGCGTGTGTGCCGCTTTGCAGCGTGATGGACGCTATGCCGTTGCCGTTCTTTACATTGAACGTGGAGGTCGTTCCGTCCGTGAGCGTCACGGTGTAGGTGTCCGTCAAGCCGCTCGTTGCCGTCTTTGCAATGCTCTTGATGGATGAACCGTTTGTCACGGTAAAGTTGGTGCTTGTGTTATCCGAGAACGAAATCTTGTAAGTGTCCACAAGGCCGGACGTGCTGATTTTCACAACGCTCGTAATTGCCCGACCATCCGTTCCCTTGTCGCCCTTCGCGCCGGTCGCGCCGCGTACCGAGGTAGTCTGTACCTCCGTATCGTCAGACATGATGAACGTCAGGGTGTAATCATCATTTAGGGTAATGCTCTTAATGCCGCCGTGCCCGTCAAGCGCCGTTGCAAGGTCGTTGATAAGCACCTGTCCGGTCAGAGACTTTGCCTGTCCAGCCTGCTCCATTACAAACAGGTCTGTCGTTGTTACGGTTGATGCTCTAGGAAGCTCGCCTACTGTTTTGTCTGCCAAGGATTAGCCCTCCTTCGTTTCCGCCGCAATCAATTTCTCGATGAGCAGCTTGATATAAACAAGCTTCTCGAAATTCTCCCATCCATCGACGCGGAGAGTTCCAAGAAGCTCCTTGATTTTGTTCAGTTCTTCCATGATTAAACCTCACTCGCGTACTTCTGCCGCAGCGCTGCCCGTTGCCCGCCGGTTTCGTTGACGAGGTATTCAAACTTCGTGTAATGCTCGAATACCGTCTCATCTCCGTTTGCGGCTACATAGCGGATTTTCGCCGTTTTCTTCTCGTCTCCGAAGATCGCCGCCGCTTCAACAAAAGAAATGCCAGTCAGAGTTACATAGAGCACGCCAACCGTAGCAATGCCGCAGAACGCGCAAGGGTATTCGCTTCCGTCCAGAAAAATAATTTTGTCCACTTTTTCCTCCTTAAATGAGCCGCAATCCTTTGATCTGGTGTGTTACACCGTTAACAGTAAATGTATAAGAGCTATCAACTACAGTTTTCCCATAAAGGTGAAAAGCCTTGTTGGTAGAAAAGGATCCCGCAGAGGCGTTCATCGCCGCCGCTGTTGCAGCACCGGAAAAAACATCCCCGGCAAAATACCCGTTTGCAACGCCGCCATTCAGATATCCGTTAGTGTTTGCCGTCGTGATTGTTCCAGACCCTATCTGGCTGCCTTGAATTGTTCCGGCGTCGCCGCCCGTCTGTATCCGGTTGGCATAGACATTCCCGGTAAACGTTCCGTCCGTTGCGTATAGTTGGCCGTAGCTGTTTACGCGAAATTTGCCGCCGCCGAGGGCTATACCGTCCGCACCGATGTACACGCCGTCAACTGTCCCGTACAGTTCTGACAGCTTGTTATAGATGGCGTTCTGTGTGATGGTAAACCCGCTGTCTTTGCTTCCGATGAACCCGGATGTTGCCGTTATCTTGCCGGTGATGTCTACGCCGTCTTTCGTTGCCCTGAACACTTCCTGCCCGGAGCTTTCCAGAACAAACCCGTCCGCCGTCAGCGACCAACCAAAAGAGGAAGAATCGCCGCCGGTCTGCGTCACTCTCGCGGCGATCTCCTGCGCGTGTAGTTCCAAAGCCGCACGCATTTCCGCTTCGCTCGTTTCTCTGGCCGTGACCTCCGCCTGAATGCTCGCGGCATTAACTCTAAGGCTTGCCCGCGTCTCGGCAAACTGCCGGGTGGTCTTCCGGTCGGTCGGGGATTTGTAGGGGTACTCATGGTCAACAGCATTCTCCTGCGGTGCGGCGATACGCGCCGCCATCAGCGTGGAGAAATTCGTTTCGTTGACATAGATTCCAGAGAAAACGCCGTTGATGGTAACGCCGTCGCCTAACTCTGCCGCAGGATCAAGCTTCGCCCATTCCGTGTCATACGGTCGATAGACAAACTCCCCGATGCTCTCTAAGATGTCGTTCGCCATCTGCTGAGAACCCCACGGGCAGTCAAGCTCTAAGACGTTATCTCCCGTTCCGGCCTCATAGAAGGAATCATCGTCAACATTGATGCGGACTTTGGTGTATTTCGGCAGTTCCGGCGTTGAAGTGTATCCCTTTGCGCTTCTTCCGATAAAAACCGATTCAGACAAGGATCCTGTCACCTCCGAACGTGAGGACATACCCAGCGGTATCCACGAGATAGTGTGTCTCAATGCCGATCTCATTCAGCCGGACAAGACGGAGCTTTCCATCGTCCGACATGATGAAATTTCCCGCGTACATTGCCGCGATATATCCGAGGATTTCCCTCATAGCGTATCCGCCGGGATACTGCACCGGATACCCACGCTGCATGATGTCAAACGTGCGTGGATCGACCTCCACGCCCATATGCCCAGCAATAAGGCTTACAACGTCAATGTCCGTTTTGGGCCATTCGCCGATGTCCCCATTCACAGGAAAATCGTTCTCGGCCTTTAACATCGCGTCGTATCCGTGGAATACGATCTCGTCCGTGCTCTCTCCGTCGGAGCGTGTGTCGATATAAAACACGCCCTTTGGTAGCCATTCGCTTTCCTTCGTATCATTCACAGCACGGATAAACGGCTTGATGGAGGACATTCTCTTGATCGTCGCCGTCGGCTTTACCATCGTGACATCGATTTCCGCGGCTACACAGCACCCGACCATCGGCTTGTCATCCGTGAAAAGGTGCTGCGTGGTCTTGATCTCTTTGAGCATGTTCCCGCCGTATCCGCCGGAATCCGAATCGTAGAAAATCCTCGTCCCGCCAAACGTGATATAATCGGCGTGCTCGTCGATCAAATAAAACTCGTCGCCGATGACGAGCTTGGTCTCGAACCAATGCGTACCGGCGACGATTTCCTTATATGTTGCGCTTGTGTTCTGCATGGCTCATCTCTCCACAAGGGCGAGCGCATCAATGTTCCAGCGTTCTTTCCCATCACCGAAAGATGTATCGACCGTAGCCTTGCCGGTGCTGTTGTACATCGTCGTGACTTGCGTACCCTTTAACCACGGGTTCGTGTATGTTACTTCGACGTACTCCGGCATAAGCGTCGGTAGAACGATCTCGGCGTCTTTGGTGTACAGGGGCTTAAACGTTGCATCAATGCGGAATTTCGTTGCGATCCGCGCCCGGTGCATGGTGTAGTCCATCGTGCGCCCTGCGTCCGAGCTGTCGCCGTCCTCTCTAGTCACGGTGTACCCGCCGCCGTCAAGATACGGAAGCATATCAACGCCGTTGACAATCAGTTTCATTTACCGCGCCCCCTGTTCCGTTCCTCGCTGTAAGTGTACATGATCTCGCCGACCTTGCGCTTATCAAGGTAAACGTCGCTCGGTTTGATTTGTTCGTTGCCACGCGCAGTTAAACGGTCGAGAAGCGCGTCCAGCTTACTTTCAAACTCTGGGGATATACCATACCCATACCCGGAGGAAAACGAATTAGGCGGCACTACACCGCCCATAGCAACGGCGGGCATTCTCATGCTCAAACCGGCGAACTTATCCGTCATCCGGTCAACGATGCCGTCCGCGACCATTGACACCCACTGTGTGTTTCTCTCAAGCGGAATGACGGCCTCCGAGCCATCTTCACCGGCAATAAACGGAGTACCCTTTTTTACGATGCCGCCCTTGGCGAGGCGAGGGATAGATACCGAGCTTGCACGCCAGTTTATACCGCCGCCGCCGAAGAATTGCAAAACGCTGCTGAACGCCCCGACGAGGTTATTGAACATCGTAATAACGCCGTTTACAAACGCTTCCACAGTGCCAAGGATACTGTTGATAAGGGACGCGCCCCAGCGTTTGATTTCAACCCAGACGTCGATCCAAGCGCTCTTGATCTTGTCAAGCGCTGCCGACCAATCGCCTGTGGCGAAACCGTATACAACAGCGGCCAGAGTTTCAAAGATCGCCTTTATAAGTGACAATGCCGTACGAATAGCGCCGACGATATTGTTAAAAGAATACTGAACGACGCCGTAAAGCAGAATGAATACTTGCGAAAGGACGTTGCCCTTTTCGGAAAGCGTTTTCAGCGCATTGTCGAACCACCCATTGACTATGCCGCTGATCTTGTCGAAAAACGCGGTGATGTCGTCCCACCACCCGGACAGGAACGAACCGAGAGCAAGGAACGCTCCGATTGCAAGCGGTATCCATGAGCCGGTGAGAAGGGCAAGACCGATACCGATTTTGAGAAACCCGGTTGACATCTCCACGCACATGTCTTTCGTAATGCTTCCGGTATTGATGAAATTTTTAAAAGCAGTAATCAAATCCAGAGTGCCAAAAAAAATCAGCGCAATGCTCGCGGCAGTTTTCCCGAACGCAAGCCCGATAGCAAGTGCCGCGATCCCCTCCAACAGGTTTTTGATAAGCCCGAGGTTGTTCTTGATCTTGTCACTGATCGCTACATCTTCGTACTTGATCCCGCTGCCGGAACCGCCCCCGCCGCCACCGGAGGACGGATCCTGCGCAATGGTCAGCGTATCAATGCCCATGAGCTGCTTTTTCATTTCCTTTGCAGCGCCAGCGCCGGAGGATAGATTGTCGCTCAACTTTCCTGTGTTGGTTATGGCACGCTTGAATGTGCTTTTCCCACTAAGAGCCGCAAAGAACGCCGCGATAGCGTCCACAGCATTTGTGATCCAGCCAATGAGCGTCTGCAATACCGGGATAACCGCAGTAAGAATTGGAGCAAACGCAGCGCCCCATGAGGCCTTTAGCCCGTGCAAAGACGCTTTCAGTTCGTTAATGCTTTTCTGCGTCTCCGGGTCGTTCTCGGCATAAGCCCTAACCGCTTCGATGGTGTATTGCTTTAGCTTTCGGAAAAGAACGAACAGCGAGCGGATACCGATGCCGTATTTGAGCAGATTTTTTATGCCGCTTTTGATGGACTGCTGCGCTCCCTCCATTGCGGCCTTAATGTCAGCGCCTTTGGACGCATCGGTGATTGTCTGCGTCAGCTCCCCGGCTCTTTTTTTCTGTTCTTCCAGCTCCGCCGTCTGCTGTTTCAGTTTGTCAACGATTTTCGCGTCCTGCGCTTCAAGCCGCTGTGCGGCTTTCTCTTTCGCCGCGAGAATCTTTTCCTGCTCGGAAAGCTGCGCTTTGATTTCTGCCTGCCGCTGTGTCTCCTCAATCCATGTCTGCGGATCAGCGTTGGCGTTAATTGCGGTTTTTGCCTCGCTCTCGGACAATGAGGATTTCAGCTTTTCGACCTTATCATATGCCTGCGCCGCTTCGTCCTGCGCCTGTTTGAGCTGTTCAACGATGGGTGCGCGTTTCGCCTCGCCGCTCTCCATGTTCTTTTTGAGCCTGTCCATGTCGCGTTGGAGCTTATCCAATTCTTTGGCGGCTTGCCCGGCGTCGATCTCTACCGGGAATCTAAGTTCTGTCGCCATCGCATCACGTCCATTTCTTCAACATTTCTTCGTCCTCTGCCGTGTACTTCGTCGGGAGCGTTACAAGCTCCCGATTCTGCCGCAGCCATTCCCGCTCGTATTTTTCGAGCTTTTTACCTTTGGCAAGTTTCGAGCGCAGCGACACGATCTGCGAGAACGCACAGTCTCCGCCGATCTCCATGTACGCGCCCATGAATGTCCACCAGTGGAGATATTCGACCGAGCGGCATTCGTAGCCGAGCACACGGTTGACCGGCGCAACGATATACGGGAAGTCCTTTTCCCAATCCACAAGGCGGGCGGATTTCTTCCCGTGCGGCTGTCCGAGATCGATAAACCAGAAGCACTTCTCCAATGCCTCCGAATAGTCCGTCAGTTTTTCCCAATCGGGGAAAATCGTCTGTATTGTCGCCTCCGCCTTGTCCGCATCGGAAAAATCAGGGTCATTCAGAACCTCTATGAGGTCGAGAATAACCCTGTAGTCCGAGCGTATCGCATGGTCTGCACCGCCGACGGCAAGCGACATCGGCAGGGAGTAGATCATTTCTTGAATTTTGCGAGATACTTTTGCAGCTTCGGATTCGTCTTTTTCTTTTCCGCCGTAAAGGTATCGTTCATGTTGTCGATGAGGCAGAGCATCAGGTTGCACCACACGGGAAGGCCGTCCGCCATCGCATAGGTGTTCATCGTGCCATACAGGGGAGTGCAAACATCAAAGCCAAAAAGCCCATTGATAAGCTCTCGCATCTCCCCGTCCATCGCACGGGCGGCAGCAAAGATTTTCTTCGCGTCGTTCTCCCCGGCGAGCATCGCCTGGTATTTGTCCTGCTGCTTGTCCATCGCGTCAAACGCGTTAAAAACGCGCTCGATAAAGTCAATGTCGGTGAGGTTGAGCAACACCGTCACCTTTCCGTTGATGGAGATTTCCTGCACTCCGGTATCATGTCTAAGTTCAAGCATTGCTTAACCTCCAAAAATTCAGGCTTCCGGCGTAAACTCGATAGCGCCGCTAGTGCCCTTCGTGGCAGTGCCCTTCGTGCGCGTGCCGCCGTAGGTTACGTTAATGGGCATACCGACGCTGCCGCCGCCCTCACCGCCGAGACCAGTGACCTCGACCATGCAGGATTCGTAGCGCTCGGCAAATCCAGCGTAAGTGTGGACGATGAGCATGTCCATAGCCGCAAGCGCCATCGCGTCCTGATCGACAACGGCGAGCTTCCAAATCTTCTGCTGCGCCGCGTCGCCGCTGTCCAGCTCGCACGGCTCGAAAGACTGCGTAATGACAGGCTTCTTCATCGTGCCGTAGGTGTCGCCGAGAATGTCTTTCTTGCTCTCGGTAGACCAGTCGTATTCCTCGGAACTGTCCTCCACGCGCTTGCCGATCACCGACCAAACAGGAGCGGAACTCGTGCCGGTGTTCAGATAAGCGAGAAGCAGCTCACGCGCCACAGTCTGACCAGCAGTAGTGGTAAACGTGTATTCAGCCATTCGTTATATCACCTCGTAAATTAAAGTTAAAAGGATCTGGTGATCCTCTACGTCGCCCTCATATCGGGCAAAAAGAGCCGCCGCCGTGTCGCGTTTGACTTTGCGCACGCGGATACCGTCCGCAATCGTCAGGCTATCCACGTTCGCCTCCGCCCACGCGCCGTATGCATCCAGAACCTCGTCAGCGCTCATTCTCTCGTCGGCGTTCTTCGCCGGGACACGATAAATAAGTTTGAACTGGTACTGCGCCTGATACGAGCCGTCGATAAACTGCTTGGTTTTGTACGCCGCCTGAATGGTGGAAATGCAAAGACCGCTTTTCTCGCCCAACCATTCAAAATCAAGCTTGGAAATCGGTTTGTCCGGGTACGTATTCAACCACTGCCGAACGGCGCGGCTCACGTCTGCATTTTCTTGCGCAGACACTAAGGTTTTAGGTTTCTGTTCATCCAAGGGACGAAATCACCGCCTTTTCTGCGACACGCGCCCACTTGTCGCCGTTTTTCTTGTAGGATGCGTCCATCCAATGGGATTGAGCTTGCGGGTGCATGTCGGTCGTAAAAACAAGGTCTTTCGCCGTCGGCGTGAGCGTTGCGCCCTTGTGCCAGCGCAATCCTACATCCGGAATGTTCATTGGGCCTTTTCCAGTGGCGGCGTCAACCATGACCTTGCCCTCATACAGATAGCGGGCTTGATCGCCGGTATAGACGATCTCGTTTCCATCCGTCCGCGCCATGTTTGAGAAAACCCCCGTCAGCGCAGGGACAAAGGGAATCGTGTCTTTCAGTGCTTGCGTTGCAACAACGATCTCCGCCGCTTTACAGGCGGATTTGAAGTTTCCACCGCTCACAGTTTTGATCTTTAGCGTGATCCTCATTTCCCGCCGACCTGCCAATGCATCATATCGCCGCCGAAATCACGGACATCAACCGTGCTCACGTCAAACGCATAGTCGTATTTCTCTTGCAGCTGCGCAAGGCTCATCATTTCGGAGACCTCGCCTTTGACAAAGTAGGTGGACGTGGAATTGCTATGTCCGCCGCTGTCCAGCGTCCACAAGCCCTGTTGATTCTCTGCCGCATAGAACGCTTTCGGCTCGGCATACATTTTCTTATCCCCGGTCGTACTGACCGCATCAACGGAAAATGGAATGTAGAGCGTGGCGGCGTCAGCGTCGGCAAGCCCCGTCTTTGCAACGTTCGTTCCCTTGGACACGTCCAACAGCACACCACGCAGGATGGTGATGCTGCTGTGCATCTTTAGGTCGTCGTCCTCGTAGGAGTTAAAGACAGTCACAGTATGTGGAAACACAGCGCTGCCCTCCTCTGTACAAAAGCCCTGTCCATGCCAGATAGTCCATAGCGATATCTTCCAGCGTTTTCCGGGCAGCTTCCGCCGTCTCTGCGCCACTTGCGTACGTCTTGCTCCACGCGCCTACGGTCTGGCTCTTGACCTCGCCACCGCTCATGCTCTGCGCTTTGGCGTTCTCGATAATTTGATACTGTTCCGCCAGCGCACAGCAGCACATAGCAAGCGCGTTGTCATCGTCCGGGTAATCCTTCGCCTTGCCCATGGTGTAATAGTCGATAAAGGAGCTTGCCCGCTTGGATGCACAGGCAAACTCCTGTTCCGTAAGGGCGCTGCCGAGATAAGTATCGGTGTAAAACGTGTATGTTGCGTACATCTGCGCCCCTCCGGTTTATCAGGTCTTGACGGAGACCGTAGCGTTACCGGCGTTCTGCGCCTTAAAGGTTCTGTCCGCCTCAACGACCGTGATCTTCTGTCCCGCCGTCGCGTTGATATCGCTGTGGCCGTCCCACACAGACCAGCTCTTCACGTTCTGGCCGTAGGTGACAGTCTCCGCGCTCGCGCCGAGCTTGTACTTATACACATTGGTGGCCTTTTCCTTTGCCGGGGTAATGGTGAGCGCCGTCGTTCCGGAATCCGTACCCGCCGCGGACTGCACCGTAAGCGCGCCGAGCGTCGGCGTAGCATCAACGTCGATAACAGCGATACCGTCGATATACTCAGCGAACAGCGTCACGCCCATAATGGCGAACGCTTCGGAAACAGCGGTGCTGTAATTACCCTGCGTGTGGAAGCCGAGCAGCGGGGTTTCACCGTCAACGGTGAACTCAAGATCGGCGCGGGAAAAATCGCTGTCCGCAGGGTCGACGTAATACATGACAATGTTCTCAACGGGGGTAGCGATAACACGACCGCGCTGAATCTCATCCTCAGAGAGCAGGAACACGGTGTCATAGCCCATGAAATTCTTGATATAGTTGAACCCGAACTCGCTCTGAACCGTGATCTGCGCGCCGCCGAGATAGTCGTAGAGGTCAAGCACGTTGACAAAGCCGACAACGCGAGTAGCGGTGCGGTGCATCAGCTTAAACTTGTTGAGAACCTGCCCCATCGCCATGGCAAGAGCTTTCTGCCAAGTGGTTTCCTCGGATGCAAGCTCACCGCCGTTAAGGTACTTATAGAAACGATTCGTAACGTTGGACTGAAGCTGGAACAGAAACTCGTCATCGGTCATCTGCACGGCGACATCGTAGCCATAATCCTTGATTGCCTCGATAGAAACGCCCTTCGCGTACTTCTCGATGGTGATGGTGGCGTAATCCTTGGTCTTAATCTCCGCCTTGCTGTACGGGATTTCCTCGCCCTCGCCGATGTTGCCGTCCTGAAGCGTAAGCGTCGCATACTTGGACTTGAGTACCGTGCCGGGAGCTTTCTTGATGGGGCGCATAATGCCGAGAATGTCGCGCAGATGCTCCCAATTGCGGCTGAATCGCGTGACGAAATCGACCTCACGCGGATTCACTTTGATGTCAGTAGTTTTGGTAAGGTTTTCCTTAGCCATTTAAAAAATCACCCTTTCATAAAAAGTTCGTAGTTTTCGGCAATGGCTTTCTGGCGCGCCGTTGCGTCCTTGATGTCAAGAATCTGCTTGCGCGTCATTCCACCGCCGCCGTTTTCGAGAGAAGCGCCGGTGTCTACACGGGCGCGGCGCGGCTTGTAATCCTTGAGAAATTCGTCCGCCGCCGCCTCGAATGTCACATCATCGGACACTTTCTGCGAGATTTTGAAGACATAGTAATCAATGTCATCCGCCTTGACGCCTTTACCGGTAAGATACTTTTCCCGCTCATACTGCGTGTTTTTGGCGATCAGTTCATCGAGCGTCTTTTTTAGCTTTCCGTTATCGTCGGTAAGCGTCTTGATCTTGTCGGCCTCGGTCTCCTGCGATTTCTGCCAATCGCGGAATTTGGTAAGCTCCTCCGGAGTAGGCATACCCTCCCGCTCGCGCTTCAAACGTTTGTCAATGATCTTGTCAACCTCTGCCTGAGTAAACGTTCGCTCAGTAGTGGTGCTGGTTTCTCCGCTATTTTCGGTTGCGTTTCCGTTCGCCATAGTCTCATCCATCGGTAAAAATCCTCCGTTTTCCGCCCGTCGGCGTAATTCCGCTTAACGCCCGTCGGCAAACAAAAAAGGAGCCTATCTCCGTTGAGACAAACTCCTTGAATGTTTTATAATCGGGCAGGGCTGCGATGGGAAGCCCTGTATCTGCGCCCGTTTTAAACCACCACTAACCGCGAATTTTTTTGTTCTCGCGGCAAAACACAAGACGCCTTTCACGTCAGATACTTCCTGTTATGCATGGCCGCTGTTGAGCAGTAGCGACACGGTATTTCTATCCCCCTCCGCAGGGGCAAGACAGAGGGAAAGGAAGGAAACCTCTGCCAAAGCAAGACCGTTATTTCTGTACCCGCCACAAGGTCAGGCGGCGCTCTCTGTTATGCTTTTATCGTTAGTTTATTTGTCGGCTGCCTTCTTCGCCTCTCGCGCTTCTTTCGGCCCAAACTCCGCGATGTTCCCTCGCTCGTATTGTGGCCGTAGTCCTGCCGCCTTGCTGAACGCCTCGTATTCCTCGTTTAGACGACGATACCGTACAGCCTTTGTGGTATACTCCTCATCATCTCTACGCCCTTTGGCGGCTATCAGCTCGCGTTTAACTTTACGCAAGGACGCTTCAACCTGTCTCTGCTTTTGTGTCGCTTCGTAAAAGGTGTATTGCTTTCCCTCAAATTCAAAAGGCGGCGGATCAATGTTCTCCAATTCCTCATCGGTATATGTCCGCTCGGAAACTCCTTCGATCCAGATGTGGTACATATGGCGGCAGTTAGCGCCGCACAAGCCGTCCACTTCGTCAAGACCGCAGACCTCATATATAGACGGGTAAATATCGCCGGTACGGACAGAATAAACGCGCCCCTGCCATTTTTTATGGCTCGCCCATGGCGTTTTACCCTCTCCGTCACGCGCCCCGCGGTGCGCTGTAACCTCTCTGTATGGCGTGTCAAGCAACGTCGCCGTCTGCTCCGTGTACTGCCGGGAAAGCTGGGTAACGCCCGTCATAACAGCTCTGCGGGCGGCAACGTCAACGCGGTTATGCCAGCCGGATTCATAGTCAACGTACTGCAAGCCGCTGTCCGTCAGCATCTTAGTGGCGTCACGTATCGCCACGTTATAGCTCTGCCCGCTCTCTACGCGCATCAAAGCATCATCAAGGACGCGCTGGTACATCCTGCCTATATCATCGACCTTTACCGTGCCGTCCGGCGCTCGGTACGCGAAGCCCATGCTGCGGGTAATGTTCGTCAGCTCTCCAAGCGTCTGCATCTCAATGGCGTTGATTTCCTGCATGAACAGGTCGGCATTGAAATTGTTTTCGCCGAGAATGAGGTTGTCGTCGATCAGCGTATCAAAATACTGCTGATTCCGTTGAATGGCTTTGTTCCATACGGTGTCGAACTCGCTCTGCGTGAGCTTTAGGGTCTTCCTGATATACTCGTTGATTTTCTTATAATCGTATCCCCGCCGCTGCAAAGACCGTATATGCTCTATCGCCGTCTCCGTCATTTCTCCGGTCATGGCAACACGGGAGCATATGTCCTCAAGGATTTGTTCTTCCAAACGCTGGAAAAGATAAATCAGCGGCAAGGGAAGTGAGTGCATGAACTCCGGTGTAATCGGGTAACGCATTACGCATCACCCGAAACAAGGCTCTCCATCTTCGGAAGCATTTTTGCGGCGGTCGTTTCATCTTCGCCGTACCATTTCATACGGTATTCCACAAGCCCCATAACACCCATGGAAACATCAAGGCGGTCTTGCGCCCGCGCTGATTCCGTGTCAATAATGATGCTGTCATCGAACTTTACGGTTACCTCTACGTTCTCGTTGAAGCCACCGCCCATGTATGTATTGCCCAGCCGGAGAATGATCCGCGCAAGGTCGATAAACACGCTTCGGAGAATCTTTTCGTGCTTCACCATGGTTTTGTACATGGTGGAGTTTTCGGATATGATCTGCGTAGCTGTGGACACGCTTCCTCTGTCATAACGGTAATAGTTCTCACCGAATCCGCACTTGCTTGATAGGACGTTCAAAACATCCTGCATGGCCGTGTTGTGCTCGGCAACTCGGAGCGTCATGTCGCTTTCTTTAAGCAGTAATGTCGGGTCTCCGTCCTCCGGCAGAACGTAATATGTCGTATCATTTTGGTCGAATATCGGCTCACCTTTTACGTTCTTCGCCGCCTCCGGCTTCACGAATATTCTCTTTTTGCCAAGAATAAACTCGTTGATATACGAATCATAAACAATATCGCAGCCTTTGAGCTGGTCGATGCTGTTTGCAAACACCGATACGCCCATCGGGGAATTGATATCAAGATTGTTTACGATGTTCAGCCGGTCAATGACGAACTGCGGCTTATCGCTTCCCGTATTGATCGAAGGTTGTACCGTTTCAAACCCTCTGACGGAGGACAGCGGCACTTCATCGTAGCCTTTGGCCGTAACAAGGTAGTTTTCGATATAGTACACGCCGCTTTTCAGATGGTGAATCTGGATATAGAAATACTCATTCTCTCCATCTGTCACTTTGGAGAGAAAAGCGCATTCCCGTACCACGCGATTTCTCCACGAAAGCGGGTAAATGCGATCTGCCGTGATGTAATCAATTTTGATGCCGTCGGCATTCCCGCCGATCTCTCCGGTTTCCGGGTCGATCTCCGCGCCCTCGACGCGCAGCACATACGCCGCCGTGCCAAGCGCGGATTTAAGCTCCTGCATTTCGCTGATCTTAACCTCGAAATTGTTTGCAGTGCAAACAGAATCAAAAAACTCCTGCTCTTCCGGCTTTTCTAACGTTATCAGCGTTTTTTCGTTTTCGAGAAGATTCGCCCAATCCTCGCAAACCCTTTTTGCCATACCAAGCGACATACGGTTGCAGTCAACGTTCGTTTGCCCGTTAAATACTCGGTAATTGTGGAAATCTTTGACTTTCCCGTCATACCACGAACGCCAGCTTTTGATAGCGTCATAGATCGACGGTTGCACAACGTCAAATCCCTTTTCGCGGAGAAAACTGTAAATATCACTCATGCCCTATTACCAAACTTTCTATATACCCGTTCAAGGGCGTATCTTGTACTGTCAATGGTGTGATTATCCTTATCCGGATACCCGCTGATAACATTACCGTCTTTATCCCTGTCAAATTCATAGTTTACAAACTCCTTATATACCGTCGGGGTGCGCTGCGGGTCAATAACAAGTCTGCGGCTTTGCAACCACTTCATGCCGTATTCGACGCTTCCGGGGCCTTTCTGCGCCGCTTGCGCGTGCAATCCGCATGAACGGAAGTCTGCAACACTTTTCGGTTCGGCGCTGTCGCACGTTATGAACGCATCGTTATACCCGCGTTCCATTATCCACGCGGCATTATCTGCATTGCTGGTTTTGTTGTTGCAGTGCTCGTCTATAAAATAAATCGTCTCCCGCGCAACGTCGTAATGTACGCGCACGAAAGCGAATATGTCTGGGTAATATCCCCAGTCAACGCCCTGATATATCCGGTCGAATCGCGCTATCTCGTCATCCGTGATCGCCCGCGCTGTGATGTTGTCAAATACGTTTCCGCCGTCGCCGTTTGGTACGCCGAGATATTCATGCTCGTATGCCGCCGGGTTGACCTCTTTCAGGTGTTCGGCGTCGTTGAGAAACACCGTGCCGAGCCATTCCGGGGGAGCTTCGAGGTAAGTCGAATGATGCCGAACGCGGTTTTCGTTCGGCTCTAACATCTGCTGATTGACCCAGTTTGCGCGGCTCTTCGGCGGGTTATAAGACGCGAAGAAATAGGAATCCACACCGCCACGGAGAATGGATTGCTTCACGCTTCGCAGCTCCGCAGCTCCGGCGAGCTGGTCAAGCTCTTCCACCCACAGAATACCGATATGACCAAACGGCGGCTTTATGGATTTCAGCTTTACAGGATCATCACACCCACGGAAATAAATCTTCTGTCCGGTCTTTTTGAGCGTGATTTCAAGAGGCGAAACCTTAAAATCAAAGTCTCCCGCTATACCAAGCTCATTGATAGCCCATTGAATTTGCGAATATACGCTGTCTTTGAGTGTGTTCGTCTGCTTACGGACGATACAGGCGTGCATCGTCGGATTGTTTTCCACAAGCTCAGGAACCTTGAGAGATATAAAGGACGATTTCAGACCGGCACGACCACCATCAAAGATGTAATCCCTGTTCGGGATGATCTGCCGGTTTATATCAACAAACGCCTTGCCGATAAGCTCGGCGGGTATTTTGCAGGGTCTGTCCTCTGCCGCTCCCTCGCTCGTCCATGTCTCCCAGCGGTCAACGGCTCTGTCATCGCCGCTTATCGCCTTGCCGTATACGCCCGCTACAATAGCGGCATTGCACGTCATGTCCTCATCGTCAATGGCAAGGCCTGCGCGTGCGATCTGGTTTTTGAGCTTGTCCGGCGCGGGCTGCTGCGCTATCGACTTTGCGAGAGATGCAAGGCTCTTATTAGCCCTGCGAGCTTCCCCGGAGGCTATACCGCCTTTTTGCCCGAGCGCTCTCGCTTCGCTCTTGCTTCGCTTGTTCGTCGGAATTAAATTTGCATTCTGTTTGGGATTGCGTGGCATACCCTCCCTCCCTTGAAAATGAAAAAGCCGCTTAACGCGGCCATACTGTTATTTTTTGTACTTGTACCACGGCGATTTCTTTGTCGCCGCGTCTATGTTTCTATCTTCCCACCATTTAAGGTCTTTTTGCGCTTCTTTCGTCCTGCCGTTAAGCAAGTGTCTTGTCGCGCTGTATACGAGATCGTAATACAGGCGGTCTTGGCTATACCGGGAATCGGCATAACGAATGTAGGCGTCGGTGGCACCGTAAAGCGCTTTCGTCGTTTCCGGCTTTGCCGTTATCTCGCCGTCTTTTATCGCTTTATAAATCGTCCCCGCTTCTTTTCGGGTGATTTGTCCGTGTTTATACGGTGTGTATTCTACTTTATCGCGCTTTGGAGAAATCCCGCTTGCTGCACCTCTGCTGCCCATTATTTTTTCCTCTTTTTTCGTTCAACCGCAATGTATAACCTTGTTGCGCCGTTCTCGGCAAACCTCACGTCGTACCCACCCGGATAAGTTTTCGCCAGTCGTTTTATCTGGTTCAAGTCCGACGGCGATAGTGCTCTTGTGTCAATATTAAAGCCCTTGCGGTTGTCAAAATATGTATCTCTCGCCGGTGTCAAATCAATGCCGGTTTGCTTTTTTACGTACTCAATGTACGCACTCTGCACCTTATCGCCGTAAGTCGGGAGTTTTCTTTGTGTCTCTTCCTTTTCATTCTTCTCATATCCATAATTGTCGAGTGACTTCATATTCTGCAAAAGGCTTTTTATACTGCCTGTTTTCCGCCCTGTTGGTGCACCCGAAATCCCGCTACTCGCCCCACGACCTCCCATTTTGCCACATCCTTTGTAAAATAAAATTCGCCGTTCTGAATTATCAAAACGGCGATTGCTATTAAATTAAATAAAATGGCAAGCGGGCGGATTTCAACCGCCATCTCCGCTTTCGCGGCGTTTTCACTCGTAAACTACTACTTGCCGCTTCTATTATTCCACACGCTTTTTACCCTGTCAACCAGCTTCTTTTCTTTGGCGCTCAGTTTCTTGGTTCCATGTTCATCATGGATGTAACCGTAGTGTGTATGCTCTTTTTCGCTCTTGCCATCGATAAAGTGCGGTTGCCCATTAAGGTCAATCGTTTTATATCGTTTGTTCTCTTTGTCGTAAAAAGAAATAAATTTTATTACATCCAGCCTGTTAACCGTAACGTATATGCGTCTTCTCGTCTGCGTCTCAAGCGGAGCTGTTGCGCTGCCGGAAAGCTGGTATTTTACAAACTTAATGTTTCCATCCTGCAATATCGTTTTGTACTCGCTGCCATATGGGTGCTTTCCTGTGCCGCTTGCTGCGCCTCTGCCGCCCACTAACTAAACCTCTCCAACAGTTTCTTTTTTGCCAACCGAACGCGGCGGCGCTGCGCCATCAAAGCGCGCATATCTCCGTCTTTAACGTCGCCTCGCTGTATGGCGCTGATCTCCGATTGCACGGAAGTCTCGAAATCCTGCACGCCTTTGTATACGGCCTGAACCTGTCTATCCGTTTTTGCGCTTTGAGCCGCTTTAACAAGCCTATCAGCTCTTTCCGTCACTCCGGGATAATGCCAGTTCCCGCCGCTCTTCGTCCGCGGGAACTGCACAATATTTGATACTCCGCTGCTTGCTCCACGTCCGCCCATCAGCTTTTTCCTCCGAATCTCTCCGTGTTATGGTTTGCAATGTAACTCACGCCACACGGGAATTTATATCCTATATCGCCGCCGTAACACACGACATGCGACGGCCTCAACCGTTTTATTGCCTCATCCATACCAGCAAACCATATACTACCGGCGTTTTTATCACGCTTGACGCCTATCGTGCTAACGGAAATTACACCGTCCGGCTCTATGCCGTCAAAGACGAAATCGAAGCTCCGTTCATCTGCCCATTGCAGCGTTGGTATGACCGTTATGCCCGCGTCCTGCATGATCTGTCCGATCAGCCGGGAGCGGTACACATTCCATATCTGCATGGCAAGCGGCATATCCAGATAGAGCGAAAAGTCCGGCGTGAGAACACAATCGAACATACCAAGTTTATCAATGTACTTGTCGGGCGTTGTCCAGACCCGCTCAAATTGGTAATCGTCGATATAGAAGTGTATGCCCTTTTCGTAGTCCTTGCTTGTGAGCATATAGTTGAACGAGATCAAATCTTCCGGTATGTGGTCTGTCGCTTTAAGAATTGGCATATCCCATTTACCAGCGGCGCGTTCCGCGTCATATTCGCGCAGATTCATTTTACTGTACGTCTTCTCTCGTTCGTCGCCGTAATAGCCGTCGTCCTCTTCTTCCTCCGGCTCATCGGAATAGCCGAGAAAGCCGAGGTCAAGACCTGGAAGCTCCAAGGACAGCATGTTCTTGTCAAAGCCGCTGTCCATCGTGGTTTTGTTGTGTGCGATGGTATACTCCCGGCGCTGCTTGTCGGTCAGATGGTCGAGCCGTATGCACGGCGCTTCTTTTATCCCCATCTGCCGCAGGGCTTCAAATCTCCCATGCCCCTCTACAATGGTGTTAGATTTGCCCCATACGGCGATAGGGTCGTTCATTCCATACTGAGCGATTGATTCCTTGATCTCGTCGATCTGCTCTTGCGGATGCTCTTTTGTGTTGTTGGCATACGGCTTTATCTCGTCCAGCCGCAATGTGATTACTTCCATCTCCGCCGCCCCCTCCGCTGCGTACGGCTTTCCCGCCTTTCGGCTTCGCCCAAAACAAAAAGCCACGCTCTGGCGCTCGGTGATCGTCCGGCGTCTCTGCGTGGCTTTGGATGATACTATTATACCACGGATTTTTGAAAAGTTACTGTCTCGAAACTTCCATCAGATTGCCGCGGAGCTGTACCGGGCGGCGCAGTAGTTTTCCAGCGCACGCATTGCTCGCTTCCATACCGTCGCTTCCTCGGCTATGGCAAGCTCTTGGCACAGCCGTTCCGCGCCTCTCTTCTGTCTGTCGATGTACAGCACTTCCAGGATTCGCCGTTCCTCGTCTGTCAGCGTAGCAAGGGCTTTCTTCGTCAGCCGCACCTCCGATGCTGCAATGCGGAGATTGTCAGAAAGAAGATCGATCAGGCAAATGCTGTTGTTCATGCGTTCCTCATACGACGTTCCGCCGCCCTGCACTGGGGCCGTTCCCGTGGATGCGCTCTTGATGGAGGTCATGCGCTCGCGCTCCATGTTAATCTCCTCCGGTATGGACAGGATCGCTGCCTCGTTTTTCCGTAAGTTGAAGAGGTCGGCCTTGCATTTCATTTTCCAGAGTTCGTTCATTTTATCACCTCGTTATTCTTTGTTAAACACTCTGTGCCGCATTTTTAATTCTCTTGTATGAATTTATATCCCGGATGTCTAAAGCGTTCACAGCGTCCCTTGCGAGCATTGTTTGCAGCCGTTCAAGCTCTTCCTTGCTGCATTGCTGGATACTGCACGAAAGCAGAAACGAATCGCGGAAAATTTGCGAAGCAGGGGCGCAACGAATCATAATCCCCGTCTCGTGCCTTGTCCCGCAATACTCACACACGCTCCCGGTGATCGGAGCTCCACAGTTCGGGCAGTTTGTCATACCTCCCACCCAAATTCGTCCTTTATGGCGTCTCTGACCATCCAGACGTTGAGATTGCCGCTTCCGACGCTCTCCCGGATGTTTGCCACCTCCGCCGACAGCTTGTTCACGTCCTCCTGCGTGGGGTGGAAGCAGGACATCCATGCCCAGACGAAAATCGTCATAGCGATGGATACGGCCTTGTGCATGGATACGTCTTTCGGCTTGCGCTTGGATTTACTGCTCATCGCATATACTCCTCCACGTAACACCAGCTCTGCGGCGGACGCTGCATTGGTTTCCAGCAGTAGGTATCGCAGTCTCCCATGTATTCACACCCGTTGCAGTTGCGGAAGTTCGTAATGTCTACCGGTTCGTCGTAGATTTGCAAATCGGAAATGTGCCAGAAAAATGCATCGTCGTGATAGCAGTACCGGTGAAGCATATAATAAGTACAGCAGGATTCCTTCTTGTACCGCTCATCAAGTTCTTTCTGATACGCCGGGTATGGAATGCCTACACGTTCGATTTTGTCGCAAATAAATTCGCCAATAACTTTCCCGCCGCCATAAAAGCCTTGTTTTCCCACCAATGCGAAGAAATCCTCGTGTTCAAATCGCGGCTTCGTGCAGTAGATATAGCACTTGAACGGCGTTTCCAGCTTCGGGCGCGTCTTCCGAACCTCCATGGTCTTTTCACCATTTGCGATTAACTCGCACCAACGGGGCTGGATGCTTAACATTACTGCTTTACTCATCGGTTCTCCTTTCTCCGTAGCGGCAAAAATCATTATCGTCTGTCGTAAACGGGGTATGCCAACAGCCACAATCGCACCGCTTGTCTTCTGGGTCTCGGTGTTTACAGTCCTTGCAATGCACGACCAGCTCATACCCAAGCTGCACCGCCATGCGCTTAAACTGGCTGCGGGTGGGGCGGTCAATATCGACCGTCGGAATCTTTTTCATTTCCTCGATTACCAGATCGGAAACGTATATTCTGTTCTGCGAGCTTTCTGCGTCAATTAAGCGCATTTTCATAATCCTCCCAAATGTTTGCTTGTCCAGGAAGAACGCCGTCCTCCATCCACCAGTGGAACACGTCTTCTCCTGTTCCCCAGCGCATATCGTTAGCCTTCCCGCTGGCTTTTCGCGCTTCGAGCATTCGCTCGAAAGCTCGTATGTAATTCCTTTGATATGCAGGATATCGAGCAAATTCGGCGTAACGATTTTTCCTCGCCACTGGGCATCCTACGCAACCAACGCGGCAGAAGCCCTCGTTGTACAACGGGTTCACTTCGACCTTTTGGTCTGTCAAAAAGTCCCATACATCACGATCCGCCCAGTCGATGATGGGATTGCAGACACGCTTGCCTTTCATCTGGCAATTTTCAAAAAGCTGTCGGTCTTCCTCGTTGTCATTGTTTAGGATTAGTTTTTTCTTGCGGTCAGAATTTTGCACTTCCAGCGCCCCACTGGTTGTTGCTCTTTTGGTAGATTCTGCCCACCGGACACCTGTGACGACGAATCGGTCTTTGCCTGCTGTTTCTTTCAATACCGCGCAGCAATATCGTGCAATTCGCGTCGGCGGCATGAGTTTCTTCGGTATCAAGTCCCACATCGAAGTGCGTTTCCCCTGATATGTCGGAAGAATTATCGTGTACTTGATGCCTTTTTCTTCGTACTCTTTGGCGCGTTTTCGGACGTGATATACTGTCTCTGGCGCGTCCGCTGTCGTATGCGAATGGCAAATTTCAAACGGGATTCCGGCGTTCTCCGCCAATCTGCATATCACTGCGCTGTCTTTTCCGCCGCTGTCTGTCAAAAGCAACGGCTTCTTGTACAGTTTCAACGACATTTGCGATGCAAGACGCAGGCGCTCCATTGCGGTATGTTCCAAATCCGTCATTGCCATTCACTACACCCCCCATTCCACCGCCACACACAGCGGGGACATTTTCCGTAGCAGGGTTTATGCATCGCTGTCACCGCCTTTGTCGTCAGTAAATCGGAGTATTTTGCCACTCTGCAACTCAGGTGTTCCGAAGCATTTTATGCCGAGATTAAAACAAGTGCCGTCATCGCGCAACACAGAAACCGTCATTGCTACGGCGTTGTTTGGCAAATCAAGCGTTCTTTCCATTTTCTTCATCATCCTTTGCTTTTTTGAAATCTCGGAAAGTGCTGATTGCTGCCATTGTTTGAAACATATCAGCGCTCGCCTTAACGAAAGAATCCCGGTCATAGTTTTCTTCGTCGGCGATGTGGATAAGATCATTAAGAAATTTAACGATTGCTTCGCTTAGTTTGTCTCTGGTTTTATCGTCCATCGGTATCATCCTTTCTCTGATAGCAATTCAGCAGCGGGTCTGTCGTTTCGCAGAAGCAGCAGGGCTTTCCGTCCGAAGCGCTCGGAGGGTAGTGGATGCAGGATTCGCAGATCATTTCACGCCCTCCGTGCGAGACAAAAGATTTTTTATTTCCAACATGAGATCGATAGCCCCGCTTATTGCAGAAATGTCTGTTATTCTGCTCCCGCCCAAATCGGTCTTTGCCCACTCTACAAATCTCGCAATGTCCCGCGTTGAAATTCGACCGATTTCTTTGGTATTCCACCTATAATCGCCTGAGTTTTTAGGCGGAGGATTCTTGCCTATCAGCCACCACTCTTTCCCATATCTGCGTTGTAGCTCAAAATAGACATAATCGTCGTAATTGATTTCAACTACTCGGATTTCGTACCAATCGAGTACCGGCATTGTGTATTCAAAGCGGAAAGGTTTTTTTCTCATGTCATTCATTCCGCACCGTCCATTCGAGCGCCGCAGACGGTTTAATTTTCATTGCCATCACTCCAATCGATCGCTCCGCCGCATTTATCGCAGTACGCGCCCTTCGATTTCATCTTCAAACGCCCCTTGCACCGTGGGCAGCGGAAAATAGCGCAATAGGCGTCGTACCTGGCATTGCTCAAATTTATAGGTTTCTGCGGAATCTGCTTGTCCAGCGCCTCTTCCGCTTTCTTGAACGCTTCCGTATAGTCCAGCGGGTAGTTCCATTCAGCTTCGGCAGCGGCGACGCGGAGAATTTCTTTTGCTTCTTCGTAGGTCATGTAATCAGCTCCTTTTCGTATTTGCAAAACGACATGTCGCAGTCCTTTCTGTCGGCGCACACGCTGCATCCGTGCGCTTTGGAGAAGCGGAAATACTCTGCGGCGGTTCTTGCCGGGTAAACCTTGCGGGCAGGGGCCGGTTTCGCGCTTTTCGGCTTCCTGACTTCCACAGGCGCTTTTTTCGGCTTTCTGCCCTGCCTCATGTGTTCGGCTCTGGCCGCTCTCACTTCGTTTGCGAGACAGCCGCAGGATCGCGTTTGTCCGTAAATGATGTTGTTCTGCATGATGACTTTTTCCGTTCCGCAGTCGCAGCGGACGCGCCAGAAAATAAAGCTCTTCCTGTCCGGCACATCGGCGAGACCGAGGACGACGAGCCGCCCGAACCGCTGACCTGTCAGGTCTTTTCTCGGTCGTGCCTTTATAGCCGCCCTTGCCTTTTCGAGCTTTGTCATTGAAGCCTCGGAATTCAGGCAGCCGCAGGATTTTGTTTTTCCGCTCCGCAGAGAATAACCGGCAATTACTTTCTCGTTTCCGCAGTCGCATTTGCAGAGCCAATGCGCGCCGGAGTGCTCGGAGTGGTCGTATCGTATGACCGTCAGGCGTCCGAAGCGCTGCCCGGTCAGGTCAATTCGTTTCATCAGAGCCTCCGCTTGGCGTAGAGTGCCATGAGTAAAGATTCTGCCATTCCATCATGCTCTTTGCGGCAGCCCGGCGGGATGAGATTCACACCGGGGAAGAGCCGCTTGCAGACCTCGATGGACGTGTTCTTGTCCGCCGTGACGGAAAATTCCTTTTTCCACTTCTGAGGGCGGACGAGCTCATACGGTATCTCGTAGGCTTCGAGCATCCCTTGCAGCCAGCCGAAGCCCTCGCCGAAGTGGAACATGGACACGCTTCCGTTTTTCGGCATCACGCCGACGTGCTCCAAGCAGCACACCGCCTTTTCCCCGCGCAGATCGGACAGGACGCAGCGGTATGTGTCTCGGTCATACCGGAACGTCTGGACTTCCTCCCCTTGCAGAATGGCGAGGCCACCGTTCTTGCCGGGATCGCATCCGATGTATATCATTCTTCCGCCTCTACGATCTCGCCGTTTCGGAGGGTGTACCACGTATCCGGTTTGTACATTTTCCCGTCGATTACAAAGGATCCCCACGCGACGATATCAAACGATGTTTTCGATTCAACGGCAATCGTCAGCATTGCGCCCTTGCCGCCTCGGATCATAACGTCATCACCGCGGACTGTACCGACGCCATTTTCTCCGACGGACACCCTACCGCCCGCTGTGGCTGCGCCGCTGTCGCCCGCTGTGGCTGCGCCGCGGTAGCCCGCTGTGGCTGCGCCGCGGTAGCCCGCTGTGGCTGCACCGCTGTCGCCCGCTGTGGCTGCGCCGCGGTAGCCCGCTGTGGCTGCGCCGCGGTAGCCCGCTGTGGCTGC